CTTTGAGAATATCAAGCTCATAGGTGTAGTTGTAAAAGACAATAATTCTATCGCGAGTCATGATTTGTTGTTTAGCATTTGCTATTCTACGTGGGCTTGTGTTAATTATCCTACGAAGAACCTGAGTAAATTCCGAAGCATTCATTATCGGAGTCTCAGTAAATGGATTAAACCTAGTATCAATAACTTGCTTATACAATTCTTTATCAAAAGCAGTATTAATATATTGTCTATGAGTTTTGGTTGTTCGAAAATCAGCCATGGGCACAGCTAAATGACGTCTCAACCGTTCTAGTCTGTCCACCTCATGATATCGTTTAATCTGAGGGAACTTAGAATATGGATTGTATTCGACGTGTCTATCTACAAATTCAGTTTTGTTTCTGTAGAAATTGTTTGCTAAGAATATACACATCCAATCCATCCAAACATCACCGGGTGTTGCTGTTAACATAATCCATTTATTTTTACGAGCAATCTTAATGAAAGATGTACCCCATGAACCATATCCAATAGCTCGTTGCTCATCAAATAAAAAGAAAGCATCTTTAACATTTAGATACTTTGTAATGTTATTCCACGAGTCAACGGTCCCTTCAATGCCGAGCATTTCTAGGTCATGATGCCACTCTTTATCATTACGCTTCTTAGCAACTGTAATAATATAAAGTGGTAAATCACGATGGTTTTCCATATAATAAAATAGGCCGGTCAAGGATTTACCCGAACCGACCTTCCCGCACAATACAGAACCATTATGCAATCTATCAACCGCCCGCCGTTGATAGTCGTATAATTCAATTTTAGAATCCATATTTACGACGAAGTGGATTGTCCACTACACGAATATAAGCATTCTTCAAGTTAAGACGAGCATATTGTCCATCTGGACTTGGGTCTCGTCGAGCAATAGTCATATCGCACAAAGCAATTTCCATATCATCCAACATAGCCAATTGACTTTCGTCATTTAAAAATGCACGGTCAGTTGGTGCGATGTCTTCATCAATAGGAGTGTCGCCATTATCATAAATAATAGCAATGCTTGGCATACCAAATTGAGTGTATACACGAACCTTGAAGAAATAAGACGGTTCAAACATGTCTGGATTTTCAGCCATCTTTTCAGCCATCTCGTCTGAGATATTCTTAGGCTCATATAATTTAACGTTGACACCATATTGTTGTAGAAGTTCTACATCTTCTGGATTTACCTTAACGTTAAAATAACGGTCGCCTGCGCGATTGTATTTTTCTTGACGCCCACTGAAGTTGCGAGCGAATAAAAACTGAACATCCTCAAGGATGATTTGAGAATTTGAAATTTGTGAAATAGTTGTCATAGTATTGTCCTTTCTAAATGACTGAGTCTGACATTATTTTCAAAAAAAGAAAAAGGGAGAACAAATCAGCAGAATTTTGTTCTTCCTCTCTATTATGTGCCATGTAAATCCTGCGAATCCCAAAATTAACCCGCGAGGAAATCCAATCACGTGGTCTCAGGTTTCTTGACTTTGAGTGTACCGTGATTGATATAAATTGTTTGTGCGTTAGGATATTTGTCTTGAAGCTCGAGAGCGTCAGCATAGTCCTTAGGCATGTCGTCAACGATTTGAGTAATATCCCCAACTTTGATAATTTTCTTGAGTCCATCAACTGCAATCTTATCGTAGTAAGAGAAATCAACATCTTCATAATCAAATTCTGAAGTTTGTTTGAACAGATATCCTTTTGTTCCTGCAATAGATTTAAAGTTTTCGTTGTCCTCAGTCCACATGCATTCTTTTCCAGACTTGGAAGCATAAATAGAACCGACCTTACCAACGAATTCTTCACCAAGATAAATATGACCTTTAGATTGTTTAGTGATAAAGAAATCTCTATCGACTAATTCTTCTTTGGTCCATACGCGTTTCAACAAATATGTATTCGCATATTCTGCTCCAGTTGGTGACCACTCATCATCTTCAAGCTGAGCAATATACACAGCATTGTTAATAAGAGCCATACGTTTGTAAGTATGTTCGTGTTCGAACTTGTAGTTATATTTAGCTTGTTTACCGAAGTCCATAACGAATTGAATAATATTATCATCAGCATCTGGGATTTTAACTGAGTCCGTCTTAATATGACAAACTTTATATCCTTGCTCTTCAACAGCAAATTTCAAGTCGACCATAAATAAAGCTCCACGTTTCGCAACGATGTTGTCAATATTGTCTGGGTGTTTGAACTTGTTATCAAATTTAGCAGAGGTCATTCCATATACTGAGTTGATTACAATCTTCAAGGCAGTTACCAAAGGTTTGTGATATTCTGGATTATCCAAGAACGGAGCCAATACTCCATCAAACATTTGTTTAACTTCGTCAATCTTATTATGTTTGAGCAAGACACGAACTTTAAGTAAGTCTGCATATCTTTGTGTGTATGGTCCGAAGTAGTTCATATTTACCAGAGAGTTCGGGTGCATAGACTCTACGTCAAGCAGAGCGATATTTTTGTACACTCCCGGTTCTGCATACACAAATCCACCTTCACCTGTTTCAAAGCCACGGTAATACGACTTACCGAACTCATATTTGTAGCCAGGGAAGATTGTGTCCAGTTTAACATAATTAAATTTGTCTTGTGGTTTAGGGTCATCACCAAAGATAAATTTAGCAGTGAGCTGATTGTTTGTCGCATTCATCGAACCTTTCGAAATGGTTGCTAGAATTTCACGCGCAACATAGTCGGCATATATAGCGTCGAATAATTTCTCTGTTGCATCAACGTCATTGACACAGTAGTCAACAACGACAGGAACTAATTCATCAGGAACAGGTTGGTCCCAAGGGATTTCCATTTCGACGTGTTTAATTCCTAAGTCAACTTCCCAACGCTTGAGTGATTGTTTCTTCTGAGAGTACTCATAAATATCAGTATAGCTTAATTCATAAGCTGCCGCATACATTCCACTCTTCGCATTTTTTTCGTTGACAATTCTGTATGACTGACGGAACAATTCTAAATTGTCACATCCGAGCAGTCGTGCATGGAGAATATGATTATCGTATCGTCGGTTGTTGAAACCAACTAGAGGAAATGATAGCAAGTGTTCGATTTGGTCCGGAGTTGGATTAACCCATTTCACAAATTCGTCTTCACCATATTTCTTCCACACGACAACAAATAAGTTTGGATACACCTCAATATCGAAGAACACTAATTCTTCTTTTGGATATATCTTTGTGAAGTTCGTCAGCTTAGCTTCAGTTGCTCCATCGTCATCACGAATAGACGACCATGGGATTTTCTGAAATACTGCCAAACAATAATCACGGTTGTTAGTTGAACGTAGCGCTCTTAAAAATACATCATGTTTCAAATCCGTCAAGTCATATTCTAGACCCATGTCATATGCTTTCTGAATTTGATCAGCAATCCAATCGATTGTTGGTTTTGTATTTGGGTGACTTGGTTTCTCACCCTCAATAAGACCTAACTGTCGTTTAACAAATTTACGGAGTGTCTTCTCCGTATATGTTATTTCTTTTACCTCTTCGTACATCTTAGCCTTTCTCTCTTTCAGCGGCAAGCCCGATGAAATATGAGATGGTTGAAGATTATTTGAACCTTTATCAATTCGTCTCAGAGAGGCATTGCCTTTATACACTTTAATTTCAATATGCTCATCTACCAAATTATCTAACTCATTGACATTACCATCATAGATATAATGCAAATGAATTCCTTGTCCGGACTTAGATACCTCGGCGTATGTTGGTGGGAACTTAGATGCGGCTTCGATATTTAAATCGAGGTTCTTCTCACCGTTCTCATCTTTCAAATCGAAATCAATCACAATATGATTCAACGGAACTTTAACCCAATGTAATTTGTCCGTGTGAATATCTTTTAAAATTGTACGTACATCTTCCCATTTCATCATGGGATTTCCATTTCTTTGCGCTAGCTGTGCTGGATAATCTGCAGCAAGTCTATTAAATACTCTATTGTTGTAGTTGAACTTCAGCCAATTATCAGGAACAATCATTTCATCAGGATTAGTTGTGCTAACAAGTCCTTCAGGAAATGCAACGTTCCATCTAAATCCTTTGAAATAATTTTTAACACGAGTACCATCTATAGCACTATCTTTGACCATAGTATCAAAATAACGCAGGGCTTCTCGTTTGATAACGGCTTTATAACCGTCCGTCTTCCATCCCATTTCTTCCAAATATTCTTTATACAGTTCTCCGAGTTGTCGAAGACTAATTCCATCCTGCATATAAATTGCATTAGAACGAATAAAGTCGAAGATATGGTCTGTTTGTTCAGCCATCTCAATATCGAAGTATTCATCAAAATAATCAAACCCTAATTCCTCAAAACGATTAATCGCCATATGAGCAATATAAGGTAACTCAAATTTTATTTGAGACATCAATTGATTATATTTCGTATGACTAACTTTCTGTCCGCTAGGATTTACAACAACGGCTCGTCGAGTAATACCGGAGTCAACATTACGAACTTTATAACGTTGGTTTGATGCTGTAATTAACAATCCATTAAAAACGACAGAATAAGGTTCCTTAAATTTCTTATTGACCTGAATAATTTCATGACTCGTCAATTTCAATAATGGGGTATCGTTATGAATATGACTGATATCGGTATCCTCATCGATTAACAATGGCACCTCTTGAACTTGTCCTGTTGCAAACTGGTCGTTGCTTGTGAGTAGTTTCAAGTCAATAGGAGCACAGTAATCTTGGAATAACATTTTAAATATCTTTAGGACAGTTCCTTTACCACTACCTTTCGAACCATACAAATACATGAATTTTTCAATCTTGTACATATTGTTCGTTAATAACGCACCCATAAACCACAATATCTTGTCGAGTTCTTGTGGCATATACAAAGTTCCAACCAATTCAGTAAAGGCGGGAGCTTCTCCTTCGGTAGGAGTATAATTTAATTGAGTAGTAGCATAGTCGTGTCTCTTCATCTTGTGGTCAGAAAACAATATCTTTTGGTTGAAAGATATATCGCCAGACTCACAAGCCTTACAGAAATCTTGAAATAACCTGAACTTACCAACCGATGCTCTTCGAATTTCTTTTACATCAATTCGTAACCCAGGTCTACCATCTTCCAGTTCTTTAGCTCTACGCCAAAGTAAAGTGTCAATATCGTAAAATAAGTTCTTCTGTTGGGTATCCCAATAAGAACCATTCCAATACGCATAGAATTTGGAGCCTTTAACAACTAAATCCTTAGTATCTCCAAAAATAAAGTCTGGAGATACCTCATAATCTACCGTTCGGTTGTTTGATGTGAACTTTTTGATAGATACGTCTAAAAAATCCACTAATATACCTCCATTTCTACCATCACCCTTTTCTACCCCATTTTGGCCATATCGCCCATTGTATATATATACTAGTTCATTTTCAACTCATCCCAGTATACAATAGGAAAAGGGGCCGTTTTTGGGGTAAAAATAGGGGATTTTTAAAAAATCTACACCCTTTTTTCTAATTTTTACATCAATATTATAGGTCATCTAGAAATCCCCCAAATTTCCTCAGATTTTTTGGGGGATAGTTTTAAGCCAAAATTAGCCATTTTTAGACCAATTTTCCTATAATATCAATGCAAATTCCTACAGTCCCTCCAAGTTTTTACCCGGTTTTTCACCAAATTCCAACCCGAAAACCATAGAAATATACCTATTTAGAACGTTTAATCCATCGTAATTCCACCCGATTTACCAAAGAATTATCCGTTTGATAGCTGTTTGCGACCCTTGCAAGGTACTCAAAACCATCAATTTTAACCCGGACAATCTCCCCATATAAGGTAGATAATATAGGATTTCGAGACAATACAAGCTTCCAGCCAGTTATAATCCCGTCCACATCTTTAATATACTTTGCGTCAAACGCGTCTAGCACTACTGGCGAATTTGTATTTTTCTTCATAATTATTTCTTAGCGTCCTTATTTTCTGTAGCAACTTTTTCTTTTGGTGCTTCTTGAGGTTTAAGAGTTTCGGTAGTGATATATCCATCAGGAGCAACCTTGAATGCAGGTGTCTTATCAAGCTTACCATCTGGAAGAAGTTTATACCAACCATCGTTATATTTAACGAAGCAGTCAGACTTCATATCACCATCTTTAGGGTCGAGGTAATACCAGTTATCATAATATGATACCCAACCGGTCTTCATTGCTCCATCCTTGTCGAAGTAATACCATTTACCACCGATTTTCTTCCAGCTAAGTGCCATGTATCCCTTTTCATCAAAGTGATACCACTTGCCATCAGTATGCTTCAACCAGCGTTCAGCATACATATATCCGTCTTTGTCGAAGTAGAACCATGCTTTATTTTCTGCAACGTATTCGAAGCGGTTTGTTGGATATGACCCGTTTTGACGAACATACCACCAACCAGTGTTATTTTTCTTCCAACCTGGTTCAACTGGCTGCGCTTCGCTAGCTCCTGTGTAACGATAGATGTAATAATATGGCTTACCAGCGTATACCCAACGTTCATCATGGTCATTTACTGAAATGCCATCATAAGCCCAGTTACAGTGGATGATACGGTCACTATCAATAAAGATACCTGTGTGTCCTCCAGCGCCTGCAGAAGACCCTTTACGTCCCCAAATAAATACATCACCACGCTGAGCATTCCAAGGTGTGTTTTCAGAAATAAGCTCAAATCCGTTGTCAAGCAACCATTGGTGTTGGTATTCAGTATTTACTGCCCAACCAGCTGATGCAGCTCCGCCTGAGCGTAGAGCGTAATAAATAGATGATGAGCAATCATATGAGTCAGGCCCATCACGGTGATCCATGCTGTATGATACTTGTCCTTCGCGGTTTTTCATCCACGCTAGTGCTGTTTCTAGATTAATTGTCATTTTGTTTCTCCTGTAGTTTATTTTCTGGTCTAAAGTGTGGTGGGACATTTTCGAAGCGACCAATAACTTCGTACATAGGATTATGTTTTAAATTTTCTTCTGTTAGTCCCAATTGTTCTTTTTCTTCCTCGTCTTCTTTTTGTGGCTTGAAAGTAAGGTTCTCCGTCTTAGTTTCTTCCGTCGGAATATTGAATTTTTTGGACCGAAATTCAGACTCTTCGTCACCCCCGGGATTTTTGTCGGTTTGTGAATAGATTTCAGTAGCTACGCCTTCAATAGTTAATTGACGTTCGTAGCTATACAAATCAGCACGGGCGTTGAAATATCTTTTGAAGTCCGCAAACTCAATGTTCGGAGCATTACGAATAAAGCGAGCAATTTTTTGGTAGTATTTTTCACGTTGGTCAATGATACGTTGTCTTTCGTCCATTTTTACCTTAGGGTCACGCTGACGTTTGATATCATCAACCATCAGTTCAATTATAGCGTCAAGACTATTCGAAATGATTTCTTCATTAATTCTCTTACGAATAATAGGGTCATTCATCATAGCCTTAGCGTCAACTACATTGTCGTCATCGTTAGGCTTTTTGAATGTTAAAATAGGTTTGTTGTCCCCCATAATATACACGGTCTCTTCCTCACCATCTTCAGCTTGAACGCCTTTTAACCAGCATGCAGTCATCGCTGCATAGTTAGATAGGTCTTCAAGGGTGTCTAGGAGGCTCTCAGAGCCCACCTGCTGCGTTCTAGACTCATCCGTGAGTGCTTCTAAGCGGTTCATTTTGTCGTCCATACGGACGATGCTAGCCACGATTCCGTGCTTGTCCAAAGACTCCTCAAATGAGTTGCCATAACATCCGCTTTCAAAATTTCAATTGTAATAAAATCGTTACCTGACATATATTCTATCTCACAGAATTCACCACCAGGCCACTATCTAACAGCTACGACATCTTCAAATCGGATAGTCTTAATATCCCCAGTAGTATTCACATATTTAACTTCGATTGTTATTGGAGAAGCGTAATTTAATAGTAAATTAAATCCAGATTTCAGCCTGTCCAACAATAAAGAGTTCACATCAGGAGTCTCTCCGTGATTAACTCCTTTAAACATTCCCATACCAAATGAATTAATTTTGTAACTCATTTAATTACTCCATTTCTTCAATAACTTTCCATTTCACAAGTTTAGACAATCCGATACCCCAATGAGATGCATGTCCGTCTTTTAAAATGTATTCGAATTGCAACATATCAAGTCCAGCTTCTTGAATATAAGACGCGTTAGTTACATTCGTAACTACTATTCTATCTGGTTTGTTATCTTTATCCAGATACTCAACTTCAATCTTATATTTCTTACCGACACCCCATTTAGGAACAATATCACCATGGAAGGTTGGTTTAGGATAAATACCGTAATATCCATTATAATCATCCAGTGAAGCGAATACTTTATATCCCTTAACGTTCTTTAAGTCAGTATAAGTACACATTTGCATGATTTTTCCTTCTTCATTACGATTCGCTACGTAATGTTCGATTGCTAAAAATCCTTCTTCTACTTCACAGTTTTCAACGTCAAAGAATAAATTGTTGAATTTTTTATCATAGTATTCAACTTCGATAACAATACCTGTTCTTTGCTTACTAACAGTACCCATCTATTTAACCTCCTCAATTAGGTCACTTTCAGGTTCCCAATATCGTTCACCGGCAATAAAACGACGAGTTTGTTCATCGGTTAATTTGTGAACTTTCTGCATATCTGAAATGAATTCGTTGTAGTAATCGAAATTATCAATTACTTTACCTTCACGACGAACTGTATCAAATGCTGTCCAATTGATTTCCTCAGGATAAATAGGAGGAGTCAAGCGGCGCAAATGAATGAGTGGGAATTTGATTGTTTGGTCTTGGTCCACTTTGAGTTGTAGAGAAATAGAATTACCCCAACCAAAGAATTCATCAAGAGGCTCAACCTCAAGTCCAGCAGTTCTTCGTAAGTCCGCCACGGTTACAGTTCCACCATTTTCGAGATGACGTAAAATACCATCCAACCAAACAATCATTTGGCTTTCAGCAGAGTAGTCGCGTTGTAGGAATTCATTGATTTCTTCGGTGTGTTTTTCAAAGTCAGCTGGTTTGATGACCGGAATTCGTGTGATGTCTAGTGAATATCTCATTTGTAATCTTCTCCATTCAATTTTGTTTCGTATTGTACAATCCATTTAGGTTTTTGTAGAATATCGTAGTTAAAGTAATTCTCCTCTTTAATAGTTGATAAGAGGAAGAAGTTGTGAATATGCAGTTCTGTACCTTCCGGCTTATGTGCTGTAAACGGAATGTTACCAAATAAGCAGTCTAAGAAATCATTCTCAGGGTATGTTGCTACACGTGCTTTGATATTAGGATGACCAGTATATCCGTTATCATCACGTTTAAACCTGAACATTTTCATACGACCCTCAGTAATTGAGTTAGCCATATATTTGTCGAAGTTCAAATCCTTCCTAAGCATATCCAAACAAAACAGTTGTTGTTCTTTGATACTTTGGAAAATAAGCATGCGTAGGTCTGTAGGCTTTTCAGAAATAAGAATGAATGGATAATACCCTCCATTCTTAGTATCCTGCATAAGATTATATCGTGTTCCCACAAAAATGTTCAATTTAGGGGCCTGAATATTATGTTTCAGCATTATGCCGTTGTAAATATCCGCCCATCTACAATATACAGGTGAGAATGACTCAGTCTTTGCGAAGTTTTCGAGGTGGGTTTTAATACCACTCTCCTTCACGTCATATTCTGAGCCTTCCCAACCGCTAAAGAATGATAAAATTCCCTTTATCATTACCTTTTACCTCACTTTCTTTCACATATAAACCGTCGTTGATTACTCCTTCAGTGTACTCTTGAACACCAAAAGTATATACCCTCTGGGATTTTTCTGACAATGGAGCCATAGAAAACATAGGGTATACCGAGCAATACATATTCACAAGTTTAACTAGTTCTTTAGTATTACCGTTCAAAGCGAAATGTAGCATACGGTTATATATTTCCGCGTTATTACTTTCACCCGGAGTGTTCCTAAGAATACATATGCAAGGCAAATCCCAACCCTTTTTATAAAGGATTAGGAAATTGTTACCAGCAGAGATATCTAATAGATGTCGAATTTTACCAGTACGATTGAATAATACGTTGTAATCGCCAACAACATATTTAGCGGTCTTATCCATATGGTACTGGATAACTTTCCATGAATTACCATCAGTAAATTTCTGGAAGTCAAATAACTTCTTATCGAAATATGGCATTTCTTTATACCATACTTTCCAATTATAATCCTTCCAATCTGAAAGAATAACACGCGCACCCTCGACATATTCTTCTAAGTGATTTTTAATATGTCCACTCACTAGTCCTGTCTTAAGCAGGAACAAACTCACTAATTGTTTTAACATTTTATTCTCCTAGCCAATTTTCAGATTCTTTCGTATACTCAATACGAAATTCAGGCATGTATCGTCCGTCCACAATATCACTAATTAAGTGGTTGTGTTCGTGCCATAAACTTTGAGACTCTTTATAAGCCTCTTCAGTAATATGGAATAATCCATAAGTTCCATCGATATTCGCTTTACCAAGACGGTGACGTTCCACGAATGAAAGGATTGTGTCATTGATTACTGGGTCTTCGTCATATTCTAGGTCAAGTCCCAAAGTCTCAACCATCATATCTGCGAATTGTTCGGTAGTCCCAGCTTTACCAGTAGAAAAGTCAAGTTGCTTAGCATAGTAAATAATCATTTCACCAATAGACGCCCAATCAGAATGGATAGTACCAGCTCCGAAGTATTCCGTACGGTCACGGATAATATCTTCTCGTACATTCTTGTCACCAATGTTTTCCTTAATAGGGATATATTCCCATGAGAATAACACTGCCAAGTTGTCACGAAGCTCTTGGTCCTGAATATCATAGCGTTCCATCACAAGTGCACGCCAGTAGTCGTAGATTTCTTGTGTGTTTTGGTCATAAATACGACGGTCATGTTCCATATCGTTTGCCATTAAGGATTTAATTTGTGCTGCCATTTCCCTTGTGCTACTAATAACCGAACGTGCTGTAAACATAGCATCACGATGGTTTAGTAGTTTTGTTCCTTCCTTGAATTTTTGTACGTATTCGTAACGATTACCATCCATATCTTCTTCAACAATAAGTTCTTCCGTCAGTGGATTATAGTCAACCCCGAAACGTTTCTCATATGGAGATAGTTCACGGCGAATATCATTATCTGGTGTACGATACCAGTCAAGGCCATCATTAGGCAGCCCATCGATTTCACGGATATGTTCCGCGAATTCTTCTTCACGTTCCACCTGTGCTGCAAGTTTTTCTTCTGTTTTCTTAGCTTCAGCTTGTTCAACGAGTTCTTCATAAGATAACCCTTCTGCCTCAAGCTCATCTTCTTCTTTCCACCATTTGTAAATACGGTAAGCGCCGTAACCGACGCCAGCCGCACCCACAATACCCAATAAAATCTTTACAGGTGTATTCATTTTAGTTCAATTCCTTTCTAGTTTTCTTAGGTACGAAATCATGGAAGTTTGTTGTCGCATATAGGTTGCGAGGTGTCTTCCAACGTACGTAGAATTGTACTTCATATTCTTGCTTGTCATCGTTCCATACTTCATGAGAGTCCCATTCAATATAGAACCCATCAGTATCTGTCCAACCAAATGGTAGAGCTGCTTTAGGAACTTCAAATCCAAGAATATCCAATACTTCTGCGAATGTCAACATGCCTTTACGCATCATTTTTTCAGTCAAGACATTATCTGCTTCCTTAATAACACCTTCGTTATATTCTGGAGAGTCAGATGCATATTTGTGTGATTTCTTGAACCACATTCCATAGAAATCACCTTCGTTTGGTACGATTGACTCAACTTCAATATCTTCGCCATCGACATTTACAGTCTTAGTTTCAAGTGGTGCGTCAATTTTCTTGAATGTTTCTTCATCAAGGACTGTCTTAGCACGTAGACGGTAACGAGCGTGTTCTTCTGTAACCATAGCAAGAGCTGCTGATACGGCTTTAAGACGGTTTGTTTGGATAGCAAAACCTAAAATAATAGACGCTGTAGATGCTGTTGCAACTGCGACTGGGATAGCTACGTCTTTAGCAATATCTTTTACCACGTCAACACGTGTGAATTCTTCGCCAGCAGCTTCCATTTGTTCATATTTAGCTTTGGTTGCTTCAAGTTTCTTACCAGATTTGATACCTTCATATACAGAATATCCGTATCCAACAAGACCCGCACCTAACAAAATAACTGGTGCGTATTTCTTACCAAGAATTTTGGTTGTTACCCATGTAGTTTTAGCTGTAGCTTTTACTGCGTTTAAATTGAATTTCATTTTTATACCCCTTTATTATAATGATGTTTCTGACAAAATAGTGTACGCCATAGCGGACTCACTTGTGAAATGCGAATGTGCATCTACTTTCCGCTCTTTACTAATATGATCAATATGGTCAAATTCAATAGACCAATTCTTTCCGTCTTTAACGACTTTTACGTTTTCGACCTCTGAAAATAACATAGGTCTAACTCCTGAAATACGTGGATAAATTCTAATTCTCACTTTTCGAGCTCCTTTTTAATTAGTGAATATACTTCATCAATCTTTTTATTGATGAATGCTTCTTCTGACTCCTGCTTCTTAAGTACATCAGGAGTAACCCAGAAATAACCGATATTGTATACATTTCTATCGAAGTTATACCATTTACCTCGATATTTGATCAAGTATTGATTGTTGATGATTTCATAACGGTCAATGTCATACCACGTGTCGGTGTGAATACCGTTGTGTAATATAACACACGCCATAGATAATTCATAATCTTTCATGCATATATCATTTTCCTTTCGCCCATAAGTAGGCAAGAATAACCCAACCGATTGGTGGTGTGCATAGTAAGAATAAAGTTCCTAGTAGTTTTTTCATTTTACTTTCCTCCAATAAATGATTTTAAGTTTTTATTAAACTTTTGTTTTCTTTCACGAACTAAACGAATACGTTTTTGAGTTGGTGTCTCAGGTTCATATTCATCGCGTTCCATTAGTTCAATAAGATATTTACCGCCTAATTTGTTACGATTACTAAAATCCTCAGGTAACATGTTATTTCTCCTCAAGTTGTTTAAGTTTATCGTTAAACCATTCAGGGCATTTATCATTCGTAAACATGTTATCTTCAGATTTCAATAATCGACGAACATCGTCTACTTTTAGGTCTTTTAGCTTAATATATTGCGCAAATGTATTTAATACATTATTTAGATCTTCTTCGACAACTCGTCCTTTATCCATTAATGTAGCAAAATAAATTTCATTAGATATTAAGACTAAATTTTCTATATTCATTTGATCAAAATTGCTTAACATATTACACCTCCACAGCTGTACCGGCAAATATATTTACATAGAATTTCTTACCGGATTTAGGGTCGTAATATATATCGCCATCTGTATCAAATGCTCCACGGATAAAAATTTCTCTCATTTCATCAAATGGCGGTAATTCTTTTGGCCATTCTTTTGTCATTTTATACCTCCACAGGTTGAGGGAATTGGATTTTAAATCCTCCGCCTCTAGCAGCAACGATACGAGCTCCTTGCAAGCCCTGTCCGTTTCCAGAAATAGACCATCCAAATGATTGGTCTGTGAATTTAGACGGTTGGTCAGATAATTCATAGAAATCCCCAACAGTCACAACGCCATATGCGTCCAAATTAGCAAGCATGATGTTAAATACTTCTTGCGCATCTTGTCTTGTGTCGAAAATGATTTCTTCTACATAGTTCGATGCCTTGCGATTGCGTTTCGCATAGTTTTGTGTATAGTCCTGACGGTTCGCGTCTCGCCAAGAGTCGATACGTGTAACATTATTTACACCACGCCCCCAGTAACTTGGAGTTGTTCTTCGAGCATGAATATAATCTTGTCCAAAAATAGCACGCTGAATTGCCGTGGTCGCCATATCCGCCAAACCATTTTGGATACTTGGCACGACCACATCATAAAACATGTGGCCCGACCAGCCACGAAATCCTTCTTCACCGAAGAATACATTTCCTAGCCATTTTCCAACCCCGGATTTTTTCATCCGACCCTTTGCAACTGGTTGGATGTGTTTATCCATCATCTCATTTGCCTCATCTAAAGGCTTCACCTTTGTTTTAACTTTGTTATATTCTGTTGTCATGACCTAATTCCTTTTACTTCAGCCATCCATCGTGCGTCCGCTGGTGCCATATATTTCTGTACTCCAGAAACGGCCATAAATCGTTCGCCTTCGAATGACATTCTATTATTATACACATTCAATTCAGTAGCAAAATCCGCGAGCAATATATCTCGAGGACCGTCTAATGGAATATAGAATGTTACAGTGTGGTTACGGTTTTCAACTTTAACCGCTCCATAGTCTTCGAGCACTACTGCCATAATTATTCATCGCTAGTTTTGTTTTCGCCTGTTGTATATCCCCAGACATAGTGGGCCAATCCCACAGCACCTCCTGTTAAAAATCCTGCGACTCGTACATCAAGCGCAAAGAAATATACCAAAGCGGTATACAGCATTGCAAATAGCAATCCCCCAGATAACAACATAATCAAAAAACCAAATAAAGTTTTCACTAGCTTCTCCTTTCTAATTAAAAAAAGAATACCGAGTGTTTTTCTCGATATTCTTATGAAACTTATTCTTCTTCGGTTGTAAATTCACCTTCTAGAATAGTATCATCAGATGTACTTTCAGTCGCGACAACTTCTTCTTCCGAAGTTTTAGGTGCTACAGCTTTGAATGCTAGTACTGCGAGTCCGCCTAATGCGACCCCGATTACAATCTTCTTAACAATTGGTCTTGCGTGTGCAGCAATTTCTGCTGTTGTTTCCCAAAAACCTTTGTTTTCAACTACAACCGGCGTTACTTCAGTAACAGCCTCTACAGTTTGTTCAGCAGCTTCAGCTACTGTATCCTTAACTTCTTCAGAAGCCTCTACGACTTCTTCAACTACTTCTTTTGAAACTTTCTTAGACATGATTTAGTCCTCCTTTTATTTTTGTTTCATTATGACCTATGTAAAATCTGCGGATTATAATCCGGCAAGACATTCCTCACGGCCGGCCATATATTTAACCGGAGGAAGTCCTTTACGTCCACGGACGATATTAATTTCGTTATAGATTAAACCTAACCTATATTTGCAAAACTTCTTAATCGCCATAGCATCTGTACGGATACTATGGTCATAGCGGCGAGGATAACTGTCATCACCGAAATCAAAATAACCCAATTCACATTTATACTCAAACACCGAACGACATAGTTCATTAATATATGTACGTGGAGTATATCTCAATTTACCCATAGTTTCTCCTTACATCCTTATAATTATCGACCGTAGTGAAGACCGCCTTCGCGGTCCTCATATTCAATCCAATGGTCCATAGGATGCGGTCCTTTCTGTAACTGTCTACCAGTCGGCAGGCACCACTCCTCATTACCATTAGAATTTGTAAATACCTTTTGATTAATTCCATCACGGTCAATATCTACATAACGCGGATATGTGTTATATGTAACTTTACTCATCATCTTCCTCCAATTTCACAAAATGAATAACTACATTTGAATTAGGTACATCAATTTCAATACCTTTGTTGCTCGCATTAAAGCTATCGTAAAGATGGTTCATTTGTTCATAGTCCATCTCTAAGCGAATATGTTGTTTCATGTTAAATAATCCTCTCCTAAATAATAACGCAACCATGTTACGGTGTCCCACTCGTTTGTATCAACACGGTTATATATTGTGTCAATCACATCAAGAAAATATCTAATGTGTTCTTTGTCGACGGCATATTCTTTTGGATGAGCGAATGGTTCGAACCATAAGTTCTCTCCCATTATACTCTCCATCTCATCGTAGTAAAATCCTTCAGCCAATGAAGCGATTAATTCGTCTACCATATTTCGAGATATATTCCACAAACAAAGCTCACTATCTAATTTCTCCGTGTTATCTGATACCATCAGTAACCCAAATATATATCTCCGATAGTCCTCTTCGAATTTTAGTTTAGTCCAATTTCGAATTAGCCTACCGATATACCAATCGTCTATGAAAAATAGTTCTTGTAACGGTAACTTACGTATATTTTGTACAATCGTATCGTAGAATTCTTCCTTAGACAATACCAGGGTATATTCTTTGGTAGAACTCATCACTTCAACCTTCTTCCTCATGATTTTCTTCTAATACTTTATCATAGTATTTTTCAAATTCCTTACGCAGCTCAGTTGCGCTCATATATGCCCTTCGATTGTCAGGGTCATTTTCGATTTTATTTGCCGTTTCAGATATCAATTCATACAGAAGTTGATAGTTTTCATGCATGACATCTGCGGTTCCGAATACTGTTTTGTAATATGATGTTTCTAACATAGATAACAACATAGATTCAATGATTCGTCGAGCGATACGGAAGTAATATAAATCCATATCAACAATATGCATTTCGGGCGGAATCGTCATGATAAATTGGAAATATCGTTTGTAGTCTTCCTGAGCCGGACTGTTTCCATTTTTATCTGGTTCTGTCCACGCAGCAATATATTTGTCAATTTCATTATTTGGAATTAGCAACATGTCATCAAGCGGCATCGCTTTAATCATATCAATAATTGTCTGCTTGAATTCAGCAGACGTTTTAACAATTGGTCTAGCCATTTTTACCTCACTTTATAAATACAAATTCTCAATGATAGATACCATCATAAATAGGTATATAAACCCAATAAATAACATTCCAGTAAATGCTATTAGGAAACCTAAGAACCCCAACGTGCTCATAAGATTTAACATCAATAAGAAACCGATTGTTTCTACACATAAAACTAGAAACGTCAATGCAAACATGAATAACACATCTGTTAAGTTGTTCTCTAATACATATTTAATTTTCTCCCACATTTATTCCATGTCCTTTCAAATAATAATTTCTGACAATTTCTTTAGGTGTCAGTTCTCCATTAAATACGCCATATACATACATTGTATAAGTCCATCTGTCCTTACGAATATCGTACGTTAAAGGCGTAACTTCTGTAATGATACCAGCTTTGAATATGGATAAATCATTGTGTAGAATTTCTGGGTCAATTTTTTGTACACCATCAGACATTCTAGTATATCGTTCATATCCTTGCATACCAATTTCTTGAAGATTTGTTGTCACGTCAATTTTAAAACGGTTTTCATCAATCCGTTTAGCGTACTTCTTAAGAATTGGGTCCCTTGGTTTTGTCTCCTTAGTCATAACAATACCTGTCATGTTTACCTCCTCACAA